TCATGGATGGTCGCTATGATGATGACCGAGCATATGTTTATACGGTTGGTACTAAACTGAGAAGATCTATTGGTACTGGTGGTAATAAGACACGTTCTGTTCTTGCTTTAAGACTAGCACCTTCTGTTGATAATGGTATCATTGGTAATTTTGGTACAAGAGAACTTGTCAATAGAATGCAGTTGGTTCTCCGTAGCATGGACGTGCTATCTGAAGGACAGTTCTTTGTAGAACTAGTCTTGAATCCCATTCCAACATCTACTGTGAACTGGGAACCAGTAGGAGGAACATCTCTAGCACAGTTCTCTAACATGAATGGTCAATCAAACGTTGACTTTATTGGCGGAGAAGTTATCTATGGATTCTACGCTGGCGGAGCAACAGATGCTGCTGTTCCTGAAAGTTATAGTCTATCAGACGTTAAAGAGATCTCTAATTCTATCCTAGGTGGTGGTACAAATAATTATGAGAATACAACATCACCCAATCCAAGTGGAATTTTCCCAGATGGACCTGAGGTTGTAGGTATTCGAGTTACTAACATCGGTAGTTCATCTGCAAAGATTGACGCACGTATCTCCTGGACAGAGGCACAGGCATAAATAGAGCTGCCTTGCTACTCTATAATGGCGGAAGATAAATCCAAAGTTGTAGAGAAGGAAGACCACGATGATGATAAGAGTGAAGTTCTTGGTAATTTAGTGAAAGTTGTTGTACTTATTTGGTCTGCCTCTCTACTAACATTTTCTTACGTAAGACTTCCTAACGGTCAAAAGATTTTAGATTTCGATCCAACTTTTATCGCATCTGTGTTCTCTGGATCTTTAGCTGCCTTCGGACTCTCTCCTGCTAAGGCAGGTGGCGCTAAGAAGGCACCTGAGATCAAAAAGAAAGAAGAAGTTGAACCTAAGGTCTAATCATGCAAAAAGTAATTAATGTTATCGCACTCCTATCGGGACTGACTTCACTGGCAGTCATCGGTGGGGGTGTTTATTTGTATAAGAATGCAGATATAATGATGGAAGAGGCGAGAGAGAAACTATCTGCTGCTGCCGTAGAGGCAGTTAGTGGTGCTCTCCCTGGTCTCATCGATGCTGCTATGCCCAATGTCCCAGAGGTCACAGGACCTTCTATCCCCACATTACCATGAGTATCTTTAACCACGAGAAGGAAGATTATATCCCAGCAACACCAAAGAAACCATCTGGATGGAAAATAATGATCAGCACTGCTGGTGCTTTGTTTGCTATCTCACATCTAGGTTTGCTAGGATATTTAATTGATAGGAAAGCGGAACCACCGTCAGTTCCTACAATCAACCTCCCTCGTGGTCCTTACTCTTCTTATAGAATCAAAGCAGGTAAGGATGGATATGAAATTGAATACAAAGCAAACGATCCTAAAGTATTAGAGTCTGAAAGATCATTGGATCTTGATAGATCAAAGAAAGGTTTATTTGGTGGCGGTACAGAACAACGTACAGAGTATCGTCGCGATCAATATACTATGGAGGGTGTTAGGAACATGGGAGGTGCCGCAACGCTGGGCGAAGAGGGAAAGATGAATGCCCAAAGCGCAGAGTGTATCGCGGCGGACGCTGGAGCACGGTCTCAAGGTGCGATGGCAGGAACTAGCATCGCTGCTGGTCTCATCGTTCCAGCAGTCTCTGGTATCCCTTACATTGGATGGTTAGCAGGTGGTTGGGCATTGCTGTTAGGTCAGCAAGCAGGAGAGACTATTGGATCAGAAGTAGGTAGTGCATTTAGTGATTGCTAATGGAAATTAAAGACATCAGTGTCAGGAGTCTGGAGATTCCTGACGTGAAAATTAATGATACAGTTAATTATTCTTCGCCCCCTATACCTGTCGCACCACCTGTGACGATAGATATTGGCGTCCCTATCGTTGATATCCCTGGATGTGTAGAGGCACATGAAACAAATAATCCAAAGAATAATCAGATCAAATCTGATGACGAAAGAGGACTGGTTACGTATTGTGATTCTGGGGTCCCTAGTTTTAATCCTATTCAGTTTGAACCTGAACAGATGATTATGACCTACCCTGCAGGGGTAGATACTAGGACACCAAAAAAACCAGAGACACCTAAGACTCCAGAGACACCTAAGACAGAAGCACCTGCTGCTACTGCCAAGGTAGAATGTCCTACGCCAGCACAAAAAGCAAAGGAACCTGTCGGTACATTGGTAGAGGGGTTTAGGAAAAAGGTTGTTGCCTATGAACTGGTAGGCAATGAATGTATCCAACGCACAGAAAAAGTCCCGCTACCTCAACAGATAGTAGCGGGACTTCCAAGTGGTGGTCAAGTTGTACAGGTAGGTGGCATCGCTGTTATTGCGACGAGTTCTGCACTGCTCGCAAAACCTCTTGCTGATCTTCTGTTAAAAGCGGTGAAACCTGCTGTGAAGAAAGTGATGAAGAAGATTGCTGCCTTGCGGGGTAAGAAGCCCCCAGTCTTGTCTGTAGGGGAGCGCCAAGCAGAGCAGCGGCAGATGAATCACGCTGTTCGGGAGTTGCGCTCTGTGTTCCCTCGGAAGAAGAAGAAGGAGCGCGATCAGAAGGGATAGCATGTACGTGTGGATGCTTATGTCCTGGTGGATTATTCACTACGACATCAGCACACACTTTATAATAAGGACTCTTGGGGTGGAATTGGATTCCACGCAACATCAAATCTCCACAATTCTTGAGTCTCGCGATCTCAAAATCTAACCGCTTATTAGCAGTGAGTTGTGCATTCAATTCAATCTGAGTTTGTGCTGCTTTTTTACACAACTCTTGCATCTTTTTATCAGTTGGTGTGCTCCATGTCATAGAGAAACCAATGCCAAGATTGTAGTTATCTTTTTGACCTGTTCTTGTAGGAACATTGTAAAGAATGTCCCCAGGATTATCAGGTGCTCCGTCCTCATCAAGATCTCTCATGTCATATACAGGAGAGTCATAGTATGCTTCGTAAGGTCTAGTTGCAGAAGCAGATCCTGTTACATAGGGTGTGAAATTACGAGTGGGTCCTTGACATTGAATGCCACCCCCGTAAGTATTAGTGATGTATGGACCTTGTAAAACCTGAATAGCTTGATTGGTCACTGAGCCAGAGCTATTCGCCACTGGAGCTGCTGTTGCTGATACTCCTCCAACATTTGCTCTTGCTGGTGATGCCACCAGAGCAGCAATTACTGGGAGAAGATACTTGTAGTATCTGTTACGCTTGTCACCTCTGTGGTTCTTTGGATGATCGTTTGTTGACTTAAACCAGGACCTTGCATTGTTTCCGTGAACTGAAACGCTGCTCCTGGATTTGTCTGTGTGAATTGAGGTCTGCTGTTGATACCTGTCCATGTCGATGTCACTCCATCAATAGTTACATTATTTGTTCCTGTGCCAGGTGAAAGATTACCTGACGCTGAAATTCCACTACCAGTTACAGAATATTGATATCCTGTGTTATAATCCATCGAGTTGATGGTTTCTGTAATTTTTTGTGTGGTCTCTGTGTGGCTCGTCATAGAGCCCTGTGTGAAATTTGGGACTACTGGGACTGCACTTGCGACAGTCCCATGTAAAGCACCAAGAATCAACCCGAGACCGATTGCTTCTTGTAATCTATCCATATTTAGGTTCAGTCGATAACGGTGATCTCGGAAACGAATTGTCCTGTAGCACTTGTACCAGCTCCACCTGCGGTCAGACTCATAGAATGGGCGCTATCAATCGTACCTGCTAGAGATCCAGCACTTCCAGCTGTGTAAGAAGTAATTGAACCGAAGTTAGGAACATCACCTACAGTAGGAGCACTAGTTGGGATAGCATCACCCTGTGTGTAAGAAGCACTAAATGAGAATGCTTCTCCAGATGTTGCTTGTGATGCTGTAACAACACTAGAAGCACCAGTAAAACCATCACTGGTCATCAATACAGAGTTGCCAACAACACCTGCAGTGGTGCCATCGGTAGTTGTTACACCACTACCAGAGATGGACATGCCATGACCAACTCTTGTGGCGGTAGATCTAGCAGCATCAACAGTCAGTTGAACGCTTGAAGAATGTTTTGATACAATTCCGCCAGCATTAGCTGCACTTGCGGTCATCAGAAGCATAGCGAGTGGTAATAATTTTTTCATATCACTCTAATTTGGGATCCATATTTATTTATGCTGACCCATGGTCTTGACAGACCTTTACATTTGCTATATACTTCTGTCATACTTCTTTACAAAACGACATGACTGTTACAACGAACGAGTATGGACAGAATAATCTGTTCGCCAAGGAACCCCAGATGGTAGTAGAGGACTACAATCGTAAGGGTCTCTTCTCCCCCATGCAGTACCGTGAGATGTATAATGGACGCTGGGCAATGATGGGAATCGTCTCTGGGTTCCTCTCGTATGCCATCACTGGCAAGCTCTTTTTTGGCATCTTCTGACATACTTGACAATGCTTCCGCTTTCCTTTACAATCGTGTCTGTTGCCTGGTTCGTCCTCCTGGCATACTCTGTTGAAAAACTCTGCGAAACTTATTAATGACTTTTACTATCACCCTTCAAAATTCTGACGGCGAAACTACATTCGAGTGTGCTGACGACCAGTACATCCTTGATGCTGCAGAAGAAGCAGGTATTGACATGAACTATTCTTGTCGTGCTGGTGCATGTTCTACCTGTGCTGGCAAACTGATCAGCGGCACCGTTGATCAAAGCGATCAGTCTTTCCTTGATGATGACCAAATTGAATCTGGTTTCCTGCTCACTTGTGTAGCATACCCGACCAGCGATTGCACTGTCCTTGCCGATCAAGAAGATGCGCTTTACTGAAGACTCACTTGTAGAAGCAGTCGCTGCTCTTGGATGGGATGTTGTTAATGATGACATCCATGTAGAGATTGGTGGCACCTCAGTCTATGAGATTGATGGTGCTGGCACTAAGTGGGCACCTGTCAAAGGCACCCGCAAGTACAATAAAGATGCTTTCATTGTAATCAAGAACAGATCACTTAACCCTACTGTACCCTCTCAACCCAACCCTGAACTGAAAGCACACCATGCCCAACCCTGATGCTCTTTGGGAGGATATCCAGAAGCTCGATGATTTGTATGAAGAGCTACTATGGGATCCTGACGATGAGTTACAATTTACCCACGATGGCAAACGTGTCATCATTATTAACAAAACACAGGAGAACAACAAATGAAATTTGGATTCACACCTGAGGCAGAGATCCTCAATGCACGTCTGGCAATGCTTGGTTTCATCATTGCTGTTGGTACGTACTTCACTACTGGTCAGATCATCCCAGGAGTCTGGTGATGGAATTGTTAGCAGTTGTAGTAGTCCTT